AAAGAATTAGGGATTAAAATGATTCCAGCGGTGATCACAAATTTTAAAGCAGACACCCGACCCATTGAAGGGCGAGTTTTAAATACTGACACAGAGATACGAGAACTATTTCATTTACCTAAAGATCTTGAAATTCGGAGAGATGAAAATGGAGACGTGGATCAAGTCATGCCTGTTTATTATATGAAGAAAGGCGTTAGAGAAGAATATGTTTAAAGATAAAAAATACATGGTGATTAGAAATGCTATCTCTTATGAGTTAGCTAACTTTGGCTTTAACTATCTTTTATTGAAACGAGACTCTGTGAAATGGATGCAGGATAGTAATTACATATCTAAATTTACACCTGGGTTTGGTACGTGGGAAGATAAACAAATTCCTAATACCTATTCTCAATACGGAGATTTTTTCATGGAAACGTTGATGATGAAAGTATTGCCAGTTATGCAACAGCATACGGAAATGAACTTGATACCTTGTTACACCTATACTCGAATCTATAAAAAAGGAGATATTCTTCATAGACATAAAGATAGACCGAGCTGTGAAATATCTACGACCCTTCATTTAGGAGGAGACCCGTGGACCATTTTTCTAGACCCAACAGGAGCAAACAACATCCTATCTGGAACAGAAACAACGACAGTTATTAAACCGAATGCTCCTAAAGGCATTCCTGTTGATTTAGAGGTCGGAGACATGCTGGTTTATAGTGGCTGTGAACTCGAGCACTGGAGAGAACCGTTTCAAGGTGATCATTGTGCCCAAGTTTTCTTGCATTATAACAACAAATTTTTATGAATTAAGATTATGCTACAAAAAATTAAAATTCAGCCTGGATTTAATAAACAAGTTACAGCAACCGGTGGTGAGAACCAGTGGGTGAGTGGTGATTATGTTCGTTTTAGATATGGAACTCCTGAAAAAGTAGGAGGCTGGGCTCAACTTGGTGACAGCACATTAACAGGAAGAAACACGGCGCTACACCATTTTGTTAATGCGAGTGGTATTAAATATGCTGCGTTAGGTACAAACCGATTTTTATATATCTATTCTGGTGGTGCTTTTTATGATATAACACCGATTAAAGCCACAACTACATTAACCAATGCTTTTACAACAACACAAAGCGATGCAACAGTTACGATCACATTTGCGAGTGCTCATAATATCACTAAGTATGATATTATACGTTGCGATAATTTTAGCGCTGCTACCAATTCTAATTATAGTTCTAGCGATTTTGACGATACGAATTTCATGGTTACCTCCGTACCCACATCAACAACAATCACCGTTGAAATGGGATCAGCAGAATCAGGATCAGGAGCCAGTACATCCGGAGGAGTAAGAGTTCAACATTTTTATTCCATTGGTCCTGCCACAGAAGAATCTGCAGCCGGTTGGGGACTCGGCGCATGGGGTGGTACAGTTGCTGGAGAATTAACAGACACGTTAGATGGAGCCTTGACAAGTGGTTCATCGAGCATTGTCATAGATGATTCGGCATCTTTTCCCGCTACAGGAACAGTTTTAATAGACGACGAACGTATTGCTTATACATCAAATACTACAGGAACGAATACATTATCAGGACTCACAAGAGGGTCTGATAATACTACAGCAGCATCACACTCAGACGGAGCAACGGTTTATGATGCCTCAGACTATACTAAATGGGGTGCTTCTCAAACAGGAGATATTGTAACCGCTCCGGGTCTCTGGTCTTTAGATAATTATGGAAATAAATTGATTGCAACCATCGTTGATGGAGCAACTTTTGAATGGGATTCAGATGCAACGGGCGCAACCTCAACACGAGCTACAATCGTAGCTAATGCACCTACAGCAGTTATACAAACTTTAGTATCAACACCCGATCGTCACTTAGTGTTCTTCGGAACAGAAACAACGATTGGTACAACATCAACACAGGATGATATGTATATTAGATGGTCAGATCAGGAAAGTATTAATGCCTCAACTTCGTATACGCCTTCGGCAACGAATAGTGCAGGAACACAAAGACTGGCCGATGGAACAAGAATTGTAGCAGCGATTAGAGGTCGTGACGCAATCTATGTTTGGACGGATACCGCATTATTTATCATGAGATTTGTAGGACCTCCTTTCGTATTTCAATTTCAACAGGTTGGTACCGGTTGTGGACTCATTGGTGCTCATGCAGCTGTTGAAGTAGATGGATCTGCTTACTGGATGTCCGAGAATGGTTTCTTTAGATACACTGGTAAACTAGAATCTTTACCATGTTTGGTTGAGGATTATGTTTACGATGATCTTAACACGGTTCCTAAGAATCATATTTGTGCGGGATTAAACAATTTGTTTGGTGAAGTCACATGGTTTTATCCAGGTAGTGGTGCCGCATCGAATAACAGGTCTGTGACTTATAACTATATGGATTCAACAACAGATCGACCCGTATGGACAACCAGTTCACTGGCACGATCTTCCTGGTCAGATTCGCATATTTTTGGAAAACCTCATGGAACAGAATATGACTCAAGCGCAACGAGCGATACGACCGTGGGTAATACCGATGGGGTAACGATTTATTATGAGCATGAAACTGGTAATAATCAAATTAAAGCTGGAACAGCAACAACGATTGCAGCGAATATACAATCAGGAGATTTTGATCTAGGAGCCGAAGGGTTAAATGGTGATGGCGAACTGATGATGAAAATAAGAAGAGTATTACCGGACTTTTTATCACAAACGGGAACCACTCGAGTTACTTTAAATTTAAAAAATTACCCAACAGATTCTGAAGCTAGTTCTTCATTAGGTCCTTTTGATATTACATCTTCAACCACTAAAATAGACACACGTGCACGAGCGCGTGCGATTGCTTTAAAAATTTCTAATACCGGATTAGCACAACACTGGAAAATAGGTACGTTTAGATTAGATATACAGCCGGACGGAAGAAGATAATGGCACGAATTGTACAATCTTTAACGCAACCGTTAGCAGAATATGATCAACAGATTCAACAATCATTTGTCCGAGATGTGGATTCCGTGGTACAAAAGCTTAACACAACGTTTCAACAAGAAATAAAAGAGGAAGCAGAAGCACTTGCTTTATTTTTAGGATAATGGCAAATACATTTGTAAACAAAAAGAAGGATTTAACCAGTACAAGTGCTACGACTTTATACACGGTACCTACAGCAACAACCGCTGTCATTAAATCGATCATCGTATCAGAAGATTCAGGTAATGCTGATACCATTACCGTGACCATAACAGACACAGATGACGCTGTTTTTAGCTTATTTAAGACCAAAGCTATATCAGCTAACGCAACATCAGAACTGCTGTCAGCACCTTTGGTCGTTCAGGAGAGCGAAATAGTTAAGGTTACTGCAGCTACTGCAAATCGGCTACATGTGGTACTTTCTGCCTTGGAAATTAAACCAAGGGAAGTTATAACATAAGCTTGATTTATTAAGTTAAATTAAGTAATAATATAAACTCAGGTGGAATCCCTGCCTTTAGTGCAACAACCAACAATATAGATATGATAACACGAGCACACATTCGCAGACAATTACGTAAAAATGGTGGAATTATGAGCGCCGTTCCCAGACAAGGATATTTTCTTGGAGGGGTTACTGACGCCATCGGTTCAGCTGTCGGAAAAGTGGGTGACGTTGTTGGAGAAATTGCTAAAAGTCCTATCGGTAAAGCTGCATTACTTGCAGGTACCGCTTATGCCACTCGAAATATGGGACCTATCGGCGAAGCCGGTGGATGGAAAAAATTTTTATTGGGAGCTCCTGATTTAGGAGGAGTACACAATACTGCAACACCAAATATATTAAGCAGAATGATTGGTGGAATTGGGATGAATAAAGCAACAGCTTTAGGTGCAGGCGCATTAGCAACAGGAGCAGCGTTAGCCTTACCAAGTCAAGAACAAAGAAAAGTATCATTTTTAAACGAAAGAGGCGGAGACGTAGAAGGTTATTTAAGACAATATTACAAAAGTTATTTTCAAGCCAACTGGCAAGAAGGTTGGACTCAGGATGAAGAAGATGAATTCGTAGCAGCAAATACGGCAGAATATTCTAAAGGCGGAAGAGTTGGACTTTACGGCGGAGGAGATCCAGAAATGATGGATGAAACATTAAGCCCACTACAAATTATGCAAGATCAAGGAATTCAATTTGGACCGCAGGTTAAAAAACTAGACGCCGGTGCTCAGAGTGTGACTAAAGAAGGAGATCATACATTAACGGCTTCAGAAACAAATCCAATGGCAGAATTATACCAAGTATATTTAAACCTGTTAGAAACTGATCAAATACCAAAAGCTACAACGTTTGAAATGTTTATAGAAATGGTACAACAAAATCAAGAATCACAACAAGCAAGAGCTATGGCTGCTAAAGGTGGCAGAATAAAATATGGTATTGGAGATCTGGTTAAAGGAAGATCAAAAATGGTTCTTAAAGATTTCTTTAATGATGAAGAAGA